AATGTTCCGCTTTCGTGGAAAAATCATTAATCTCGTTTAGCAATTGCTGGTTTTGGGTCATTTCCTGCTGTTGCTTCCAACCCATTACCTCGCCGCGCACCCGATTAAGTTCGTTTTGCAGCTGATACACCATTGGATCGATGCTCTGCTGGGGCTGCGCTTGCGCTTGCCCTAAGTTAATCCCGTAAGACTGCGCGAGTTGCATGAAATACTGCAACTTTTGGTCGGGCGGCGAATTTCGTAGCGTGTAATCGGCTTGCGCGAGGGCAGCGACGGCCTTATCGGGCGACATACCGAGGCCACGGATCGTGTCCATATACGGCTCTAGCGCTTCTTGCATCGCATCCGCAAATTGCGCCTTCGATAATAGCGGCTCAACGCCTCGCTTCATCTGCTCTTCGCGCTGCCATGCGTATTCGCGCATTTTTGGGTCAGCCGACATCCAAACTTCGTGATAATCCTTTTTCCATGACGCGGGAGGCTTTGACCAAACCGGCTCTTCTTCCGGCTCTGGCGCTTCTTCCTGCTCTTGCGCTTTTTGAGGCGCAAAACGGCCTTGCTCATCGCGCACTGGCGCGACATCTTCGTTCTGTTCGGCAGCCTCAAACTGCTGCGCGAGGATTTCGCGACGGTCTAGCTCTTCAGTTTCCGGTGTGGCCGGGGTGTTTTCTGCTTCCATGTTTACCTACTCCTGTGGGGATTGTTCGTAAATCGGATGTCGTCGCGCAATCGCTCCAAAATCTTGTTGGCTTGGGCGTGCGTCATGTTGGCAAGTTGATGCTTTAGCACTTCCACCCGATTGTTTTTCGGGGCTTTCGGGGCGTGCTTCAGCGGATCTTCGTTGCCGATTTCAATGCAATTATGTCGGCGCAAGTGATTGCGATGCTGCGATCGGCTCGTAATCATCGTGCCGTCTACCATTGACTTGTATGGCTTGATGTCGTCCTGAACGTAATGCCATTGGCCTTGTTCGTCGCGTTTCTTTTCGACAAATTCGCCATCAATGTATACGTAAGTTCGTTTCATAACAGCAACAATACTTCCTCGTCATCCATTTCGCGATATTCGCGATAAATTGCTTCTACTCGGGCGATATCGTCAATCAGCCCTTCCCAGTTAATCGTTGGCTCTGCGCGTTTTGACTTCGGCGCAGTGATAAACGGTCCTGCAAGCTGTTCAGCGGTCTGTGGTTTGACTTCATACAGTGCTTCATACGCTTCGATTAGCTCGCGCTTTCGCCGTCGTCGCTGCTCTTCCTCTTCTTGCCACTTCTTTTTGCGCTTTTTGTCGCCGCCGTCGTGAGTGTCAATGAGGATGGGCGGGGCGGGCGGGATGACGACGTTACCCGTTTGCCCTTGCGCTTCTTCGCCGGTCGCTTCGGCGCTGTGCGTGACGCTGACGCTACCGACATTGCTCGTAGCGCTTTCACCGAGGAGTGCAACCGTGACTTGGTTGCCGACGTTGCCGACTTGGCCGGTGGCTGCGGCTCCTGTGAGGCCGACGGTTCGACTATCGGTTTCGTCTCCAACCAAGCCCGTAGCCGATACGCCCGAAAGCGCAACGACCACAGAGTCAGCCACATTGCCAGCTTGTCCTGTCGCAGCTTCGCCACTAAGCGTTTGGGACTGAGACGCGCCGAGGTTGCCGACACCACCCGTGCCGACCACGCCTGTAACCGGGAGACTATCCCATTCGGCATCATCCCAAGTTCCTGTATCCCACGGTCCTTTTGCCACAGTTCATCACGCGATGCGTAGCAAACCCGTCGTTTCGTCGTTGGTCGGCATCGACAAAATGAACGTGCCGCTCGTAATGGTTTGCGCGCCAAACGTGTAAACCGCTACCGCCTTATCGCTTTGCGTGCTGTTGTAGATTAGGACTGCGTCAAAAGCAGTCGTCAGCGTGACATTGCTATAGGTCAGCGAGGCCGATGGGGTCCAGTATGCCGTTGTGCCGCCCGTAGCCGGCGCATTGGCGTTTGTAACCGTGATACCGCCTGCGGTATACCCTGCGCCAGACACCTCCCCAGACACGCTGTATGCGGTTGTGCCTGCGCCTAGCGATGCCGTTGCTTCAAACAGCGCAGCCTTAAACGTGTCGGCTGATGTGCCTGCGCGGGCGACTGTGGTTCCGAGTGCGTGGACGCCTTCCAGAATTTCCTTCTTGAACGACGTACACATTGCTTGCGAATTAGCCATTAAAGCCTCCGAGAATGCTTGATCCTTCGGGTAGTTTTTTCAACGTAACGTGTACCGACCGATGGACTAACTCGCCGTCGTGCCAGTATTCCACCCACTTTGTAAGTTCATGGTCGTTATCAACCACTCCCTCACGCTTTTCCAATTGCTCTTCAGGCATTTCGCCTTTAGTTGTTTGAATCATTGCGTCACCACTGACGAGGACAGATTCATTTCGGCCTGCATGGGTTCTACGCCGACCGCACGGCCATCAGGGCCACGAATGATGCGTTTCGGTGCAGACAGCGCGGACATTGCCGAGCGGATGCCTTGCATATTCTCCGTGTTCGCTGCGGCCATGTTTTCGTACAGCATCGCGAGCCGATCCATCGCGGCTTTGACTTCCGCACCCATATCCTGCACCACACGCTCCGAAACGGCTTGTTGCGCCTCCAGCATGGGGATGTCAAGGCCGGGGTTGGCCTGAATGCGAGCCACCATCACGCGAGTCGCTGCGTCTAGCTCTGCCTTGAAACGCTCTGCCTGCTCTTTCTGTGCAAGCTCCTGCGTCTTCAGCTGCGCCTCAAACTGCTGGCGCAGCTGCTCCAGCTGCATCTCGTTTTGCGCCTTCATCTGCTCAATCTGCATTTCTTGTTGCATCTCGGCAGCCTTCGCTTGCTGTTCGGCTTGGAACTTTTGCGCTTCCATCTGTGCTTGTGCCTGTGCGGCCTCTGCGGCAGGGTCGGGACGGGGCTGACCGGCAGCCTGTTTGATTTGCTCGGCGGTCTGCTCCAGCTGGCCTTCCAATGGCCTTGCAGCCTTAAACGCCTGCACGCCGAATTTGAGTAGCTCCATCATCACCGGAATCATCTCTGGGCTGGCTTGGCCCACCGGCAGCGCTTGTTGCAGGAACCCGCCAAATGCTTGCAGGAATTCCATGCGGTCGCGCTTCATCTGCGCTTCGTCGATCTGGACCAGTGAATCTGCCGCAATGTCAACGCGGAAGTTACGTAGGGGTTTGTCACGCAACAGTTCCAGCGCTTGCGGTATCAACTGCTGGTCAGCGGGCGACATCTGCATCGCAGCGGCATATTCCACGATCGTGCGCGGCTGATACTTGCTGCACATGATCTGCGCTTTGAGGCGAATCACCTCTGTAGCGAATAGCGCCACATCTTCTTGCATTGAACGCAAGCGCAGGCCCGCATATTGGCCTTTGATCTGCTGCGCTGTCGCCGTCTCGCTGGCGAAGCTCTGGCCGCGAACGATGTCGCTGATGCCCGTGATTTCGTAAATCTGCGCTTTAATGTCAGCGCGAGCCTGATAGCACTGAATTAGCGCTTGGGCGAGCGTGTCTAGCGGTAATAGGTCGATGCTGCCCTTCAGGCCGCCTTTCTCGCTAAACGCCTGCCACTTATCAACCGGAATCAGTGCGTTGTTGTCGCCTTCGGTCAGTAGTCGTTGCAGCGCGGGCTGGCTGGCATCGTAAACGCCGCGCACTCGCAACGCTTTAACTAACCCATCAATTCTGTCTGACAGAATATCCAGTTCCATCGCCTGATCTTGGTACAGCACGAAGTCAGGCACGGGGACAAGGCTATCGCTCGTCGTCGTCGCATAGAGCGGCTTCGGACACGGGAAAAAGCCCTCAAGGCCGAGCGGGTCATCGCGCACGTCAATGATCTGCGGCATCCCCTTTGTAAACCAATAAACCTTGAGCGTTTCTTTGTCCCAAAGTTCATAGATTTTGGCGAGGTTCTGTTGGCGCTTGCTGTCGCGGTATGCGTTTAGCTGGTCTGGCCCTTGATCGGTCGGTATCTTGCGCGCCATCTCTGCGCCAAACCGTTCTGCGAGGGCTTCTTTGGTCATGTAGACGCAGCGCCACACGCACGTCACTTCTTCCCACGTACGTGCCTGCGAGTGTCCAAAATCCTTCCAATGCACGTAGTCAACCGGCGCGCATTCGTATTCAATTTGCTCAAGGCTTGGCGGTGCGCCTTCGCCTCGCTCAATGTCTTCGGTGACTTGGACGCCGTCATCTTCGACGCCTTGTGGCGAAACGTGCGGCTCATAACGCACCCATGCCACACCGCGACCGCCGAGGAACCGATCCTCGACGCAATACTTCATCGTCGATCGGAAATCAGGGTAATGCTCGATTTCAAAGTCAATCGCCCGCTCGATTAGGCTGGCGGCCACTCTGCCTACGGGGTCATTGTCACCAAAGCGGCGCGATACATCTGCCTTCGGTAGCTTGGCGTAAACGGCAGGAATGAGCGTCTGTACGTTTGACCAAAGGATATTGAATTTCGCGGTTTCGTTGCCCGACTGCCCACGGGTATCGTCACGGTAGCGCTTAATGAGCTTCTTTGTGCGCGCTTGCCATTTTGAATATTCGTTGTCGTACTGGCCGATCGTACGTAAGTATTTGTCTAGTTCTGAACTAACCGGCTGTTCCATTAGCGTCCCGTCCTTAAGGCTTCCCGCTCATGCAAAAGCGTGGCGGCTGCGTTTGACGCTGCCGGTGATGCATATTTGCCAAAATGGCGGCGTTCGCGGAGATAATATTCTATGGCTTGGCGTTCGGCTTCTTCAATTGATGGGGGTAATTTACCCTCAATTACAGTTGGAATTAGAGTTTCCGTCCCGTCAGTGTTAATGCCCATGCTCCGCACCGTGCTGATACCGCCCTCACCGGGAATGCGATTTTCAACCTGTGGCAGGTTGCTGGCATCGATGTTGCCCGCTTCCAAGACGTATGGAATGCCGATTGCTTGACCAGCCTCTATTTGGCGCAATAATAATTCGGCCAGTTTTTTGCGTAAATCAGCCATCACTACCCCTTGTTGCGCGCACTGATCGCTCTAGCCTTGGCCTTGGCGTCTTCTTTGCTCGACGCACCCCAAGCCCGTAACGCAAGTGCCAGCCGAGTCGGCTTGCCGTCTTTTTCCATTGGACCCGCCATATTGCCCATGCGAGCGAGGAAACTAGCGCGGCGTGGGTTGTCGCCTGATTTGACGGGAGGCTTTAACGTGCCGCCCGTCTCAGCTTTGTACGAAGCACGGCCCTTGGCGTTCAGCCCGCCTTTCGGGTTCTTGCCTTCGCTACGCTGCCACGCTGCACTCATTTCTTCGCCGTCTTCGCGCTTTCGCGGAATGCTTCAGCCGTCGGTGCGCCGGGTTCGCCGGGTTTGCGAGTCCGCTCAACGGGGCGGCCTTCAGCGCGCTGGCGCTTTTGCCGCTCCTGCTTGGCGAGAATGTTCGCGTACAGCCCAGCCTTTCTCATTACGGGTTCGCCGTGAAGAGGCCAACCAACGTCATGCTGGCATTCTGGCTGCACGTCGCAACCAAGTTACCGCCGACTCGCGTGTTCAGTTCAATGTTGTAGACGCCCTTGCCTACGTCAGCCGGTAAGGCAAACAGCGTCGTGCCGCCATCTGCGAGGACTGCCGTGCCTTCGGTTGCAGTCGTCACAACGACCACCGCACGATGCACGTAGCCGCCGGGGGCGGTCAGCGTCGTTGAAGACGTTACGCCAACGGCGACGTACGGATAGGCATAAGGATTATTCACACCGCTCATATTCGCTGCCTCCGTGGGCCTCGGTCTTGCGCTGCCCACATATCGTTTAGGGTCACCTGATTTTGCGGACCCACGTACAACACTTTTTCCTCTGGCGGTTTGGCGGCAACGGGTTCGGCGCGCCATGCAATCGCCAGCATCCTAAACGCATCCGCAGCGTGGCTTGTCCAGTCGTGGCGTGGCCGTTCGCGAAATGCCTTTTTGTCCTCGTCGTATTCTCGCTGATATTGACGTAAGGCTTCAAGTCCGTTAGAGCAACGCTCTGCATCGAACCATGTACGCGGCAACATTTGACGCGCTGCCTGTATGCCATCCTGTATCGACAGATCCGGT